TAGATGGAATGGTACTTTTGTCCGATGAAATTGATCAATACAACTATTACTCTTCATTATTTACATACCACGCACAAGACCCAGACCCATTTATAAAAGCAGCTCGTGTTCTTAATAAGAATCATGTTTTTAAATATATGATTGCAATAAGACCTTATGCAGTGTCCCCAGAGTATTTAGCAATGATGATATCCTCATTTGAAGAGATACATAAAAACAGATTAATGATAAATATTGTTTGTGCACTTGGTCAAAATGAAGAAAATTCATTAGAAAACATGGTAACTCAAAAAGAAAAATTTGATAACCATATTTTTAGACAAGAATACACAAGGAACTATATGAAAAAAATAAGAGAAATTTTACCAAAAGATTCAACTGTAGAGTTTATTATAAGTGCTGCTCAAGACTATGACATAGAGACATCCAATATGTATGCCCATGGCAATGTAATGTTTTACTATGACTTTCTTAAAAATCACCACAAAGTTAAAAATGAAATAAACATGGTTGCGATTATGGCAATTATAAGAGATACCCATGAAGAGGCTGAAGAGCAATACAACGCTATGATCAAAAAAGATCTACAAAAAGATACTATATATGGGACAGAAGATGAAATAGCTGATCAAATTAATGAATTGTCGAATCTTGGAGCCACAGACGTATTAATCAATGCCCATAGGATTCACCAATATAGCGACAAAGTAATGCCACTTATTAATAAATTAGCTGGCAAAAGACAACCCTAGTTCCTCCACCCGACGCATTCTAATCAACCAGATGATATACTTATCTGGTAGGTGGAACTCTAGAACCATCTAAATAAATGACCTATAGGAGAATAAAATGACAACAAATGGAATTAATGGCGGAGGCTTTGAAGCCGCTACACCAGCAGGAACAAATGATATCAACGCACACTACTCAGACAACACAGGATCAGCATTTCCTGTAACTGACAAGTCAACACAAGATGGTGCTGGCGTAGGACAGAGTGGTAAGTAATATGGAAAACATTAAAGCAGAAACACCAGCAGCTCCAGTTGCACCAGCAGCTCCAGTTGCACCAAAATCAGCAGTACCAGCTCCAGGAACACCTGAATTTGCTGCATGGGCATGGGAAAATAGAAACGGCTAATGTGTTACGAATGTGGATGTGAAACCCTAGGAAGCACTATGGGTGGAACGCAGGCAAACATTGTTGATGTTTCAAGAGATGGAGACTCAGGTTTGACATTAAGCATGAGCTCAACTCCAGAGCAGACAAGACAATTTATAAATGAGTAATTTTAAAAAAGAAAATGGTACTGGCATGGAAGCACCACCAACTGGCGGTGCACCTGCTGGCGCTGTTACTAGCAGAGAAGCAACAAAGAAGCAGCCAAGACAAGGCATGAGGGTGGATACAAATAAACATGGTATTAGAAGAGAAACAAGCCTGATACCTAAGCCACCTAAGAAAACTGGTAGAAAGAAGATCTAGCCGATGTGCATCAAGTGCGGTAGCTGTTATAAAGAACATGAGCGCACAATAGATGACGCAGTAGATTTTATTGAAGACTTGGATTATAAAAATTAGAAAATTGCTAAATGGATCAACCGTCTTTGAATTAGATGAGGCGGTTGATCTAATTATACACACTAAAGCCCCAGGTAAATATAAGGTTATAGACCTAGAAACGGGCGAAGAGTATGTAGGCTCAGAGATTAAAAATGAAAGCTTTGCCCCAGTCTTAATAGAAAAAGTTAACAGGGGGAAAATCGGTCAATGGATTAAAATAAAAGCAAAACAATCTATTGACCAGGTCGAATAACTATTGTATAATAGGTAGTATACACAATGTATGCTATAAACAAAAGAAAGAATATTATGAAAACAATCGGAGATAAACTCAATCAATTTTCAGTTGTTGGTGTTAAGCCAGCAAGACTTGATTATGCAGAAGATGCATTTGAAACCTTAACAGAAAAATCATTTCCTGGAAAATGGAAAGTAATTGTTTTTTACCCTAAAGACTTTACGTTTGTTTGCCCAACAGAAATTGTTGCATACGACAAGCTATCAAAAGACTTTCATGACAGGGATGCAGTTCTTATGACTGGGTCTACAGATAATGAATTTTGCAAAATTGCTTGGAGAAATGCACATGAAGACCTAGCTAAGACTAATTCCTGGTCTTTTGCAGATCAAATACGTGGATGGCAATGGAATGATCAGACAGAAGAATCAACTGCTGGCCTAGCAGAACAACTTGGTATTTTAACACCACAAGGAGTTGCACTACGTGCTACATTTATTGTAGATCCAGAAAACATCATCCAGCATGTAACTGTAAATAACCTTGACGTCGGCAGAAACCCAGAAGAAACATTACGTATTCTAGATGCACTTCAAACAGGAGAGCTATGTGCATGCAATAGAACAATTGGTGGAGAAACTCTATAATGACTTGGGTAGACCAGCTTAAGGATTCTCTTCCAGAATATGCTAAAGACATCAAGCTAAACCTTGATGCAGTAATTAATAGATCAACTATTGATTCAGAGCATGCCATGTATCTTTCTATCGCTGCAGCATTTGCAACTGGTAACGGTAAGCTTCTTGCCTTCATTACAGCAAGCGCAACAGATGATGTTGAAAGAAATGCAGCCCTTACTGCTGGTGCAATTATGGCACAAAATAACGTATGGTATCCATATATTGAGATGGCAGATGATCAAAATTTATCTGGGCTACCAGCACAGCTTAGAATGAATTCTATCGCTTCCCATGGGGGCACTACAAAAGCAAAGTTTGAAGCATATAGCCTTGCATCTTCTATTATTGGTAAATGTCATTTCTGTGTAAAAGCACATTATGAAACGTTAAAGCAAGAAGGATATTCAACCGAGCAGCTGCGTGACATTGGCAGAATCGCAGCAACAATTAACGCTTTGTCAAAAATACTATCCGCTTAACCAAGAAATGGTATAATTGGGTAAATACATATTGAAAAGGGAGACATCATGTCAGAAACACAGGTAGTCAGTCAGCTCGGAGGAAAGCTTCTCGGAGGAGGAGGAACTGGCATTTGGCAGTACGATAACTTTATATCTAAAGAAGAGTGTGAAGAGCTAATTAAATTTTTCAATGCTAATTCTGAAGAGTGGAGATACATTTGTTTTTATGGATCTTATGGTATGCACGTAGTTTCTCCTTTTGATAAAGAGCATGGAACTACAATAACAGAAGAATATATGGCAAACCTTCGTGCAAGAATGGTTCAATATGTTTCAGATGCCGCTGGGCGTCCGATGAAAATTAACAGCATGCATGCACAAAAATGGGAACTTGGAGCTTATGCAAATGACCATTCGGATAGCTCAGATCTAGATGGAAATGATATGGGCTGGAGTGACAACAAACAGTACGCTGGTATCTACCTTAATTCTCAACCAGATTACAGTGGCGGAGTTTTAAAGTTTAGAGATCATGGTTTAGATGTTATTCCTCCTGCTGGCTCATTTGTTTCATTCCCAGGCGGACCAGAAAACATCCATAGCGTTACAGAAATAACTGGCGGAACAAGATATACTATTGTTATTTTCTGGGACTATGCTGACGCATGGTATTCAGAAGCAGAGCTACAAGAAATGGAACGGATGATTCTTAAAGAAAGAATTCATCAGTACCAGCTTAAGAGACAATGGGCTCTAGGAGAAGCTCACCCATTGCTAGAAGATCCTTATGCAGGTCTAGATGATGATTCAAAGTTACCAGAAGGATTTAAAGAAAGCTTGACTATCGGAGACATGAAATCAAATGCCCGTAGAAATCAAGAGAACGCAGTAAAAGAAGGCCGCGTCCCAGAGGGAGTGGTAAATGACATGATAATATCACAGGAGGAAGAAGTATGATTACAAAAGCAGGTTCATCAGGAATTGACTCAGAAGGTGTAGCATATGATCACGCCTTTACAATAGAAATTGGAAGAGTTTCATATACATTATGCGGAGAAGATAAATATCAGGTTACGCTTAATCTTAACTCGTCAGAGGGTCATGAAGAGATCGCACCAGAAATTCGCACAATGTCTTATGATGATTTGAATAATTGGTTCCTAAACCCAACACCAGAGTACTACAATACAACTATAAAAAATAGCTAAGGAGTAGTCCTTGAAACAGCTTTATTTTTTGCATATACCAAAAACTGCAGGAAAATTTGTAGGAAAATGTGTGCGTGATTCTTTATCTGAAACAGATTTAAGGATATATATAAGCACACACTATCCAAATGAATTTAATGTTTTTGATAAAGCTTATGTTTCTGGTCATTTTGGTACTTACCCTATTGAAAAAAATCCATCAATGGATGTAGCATGTCTGCTAAGAAATCCAATAGATGCAAGGGTTAGCTACTTTAATTTTATTTATAAATATCAAATGGTAGGCAGACCAGAATACGATGCCATTTATACTTATTTAGATAAACTTAAATATTATTTATTTAATGATCCCAATTATGCACTTCATAATAACTATCAAGCAAGATTTATATGCAACCCTGCAGATGAAAAGTCTTTTAGCTTAAAAGGATTTTATGAAAATTATGGGGATGACTTAATGAAAGAGATTGGTTTTCATGAGGGTAAAGCATTTACTTGGTTTGTAGGGAATGATAAAACTTCTTTAGATTTAGCAATGAGTAATGTCAAATCATTTAATATTGTAAATACTGCTGAACGTTTGGACCTATTTATGGATAAAGTAAATAGATGGTTTATTGAGAATTATAATATAGAGATAGATTATAACCTATTAAATAAGGTAAATACCTCCTCAACAGAATACAAGGGAGTTGTATATACAACTAAAGATTTGATAGATATGCTCACAACAGATGAAAAAGAGTTGATTGTAAAGAATAATTATATTGATTATGCAATATATTCTTATGTTAGTGGCAAAGAGTTGTTGGGGGATAACTGAGCAATGATAAATAAAGCAGATAAAAATTATAATTTTATATACTTTAAAGAGTTTAATATAGAATTAATAAAAGAAAAGTGTATCGCATTAAAAGAGGAGTGGCTACTAGACCAGTCGAGGCAAAATATGCAGTACCCAGAAAGAAGAAATCCTCATCTTTATACAAATACATACATTGTTCAAGACCACCATTTATTTTGGCAAAATGGTGAAAAGTTTTTACCCACACTGAAAGATCCAGAAATATATGAATTAGTAATGCCAATTATAAAAGAATTACAAGAAAGAATTTGTGGTAAAGCTGCTAGAGTACTGCTAATTAAACTTGAAGGTAATAAAAATGTAACAGAGCATACCGACTCAGGAGATTATCTTAATACAGTAAGAAGATTTCATATACCAATAATAACTAATGATAAGGTTTATTACACTGTAAATGGTGAAAAGATTCACATGAAGGCTGGGGAGTGTTGGGAGATAAACAATAGAAAGCCACACTCGGTAGATAATGATAGCGATGAAGAAAGAATACATTTGCTTATAGACATAATGCCAGAATCAGAATTTAGAACATACGACTCCTTGTTACCTGAATCTAAGATTAAAATAATAGAAAACTTTATATCAGAAGAGGACGCACAATCATTCATTGATTATATAAACAACAACTATTTAAATAATTATAAATTTACAATAGGTAAAAAGGCTTTAGCTGCAGGCAATCTCAGGTATCAATCCAATGTCCCAGAAGAGTTCGCTTTATCAGATCATGAAGAAATGAGTGATCTTATTAAAAAATATAGCGATAAATTTTTAAATGAATGCTATAATTTTTTTAAAGATGATTTTGAATTATACCTAACTGCGTTTTGGATGACAAGGTTTGAAAAAAATACAAAGCTGCCATTTCATAACGACAATCATGAGGGCGCTGAGCACCTTTTTAGAAGTGGTGTAATATACTTAAACGATGATTATGATGGCGGTTACCTAAAGTTTTTAGACCATAGCTTAACCTATAAGCCAAAAAGACTGAGCCTAGTTATATTTGATTCAGAGTATATGCATGAGATAACAAATATTGTATCTGGTGCTAGAATGGCACTACCTATATGGGCAACAAAGAATCCAAAAAAATGCATACTTTAATGCCGTCATTAAAGCTATTTAATAACTTTATAGAAAAACAAGACATTGATTTTCTAATCAAGTGGATAGACAATAATTGTCATGATCAAAAAAAATTTAGACATAGGGTTGGCATTGCTTTCGACAAGGGTCTAGCGGTTAGAGCGATATTCCCAGACGAAAAGCCTCCATCTATGTTTAAAGATTTAGAAGATATAATTACTAGATGCTCAAATAAGTTTATGGAAATTCAAAAAGAACATATGGATGACGGGAAAGACCACTATTTCTACGGAGTTTCAATAACCAAACTATCTAAAGACATCCAGCTAAGGATTCACCAGGATGTACATAATGATTTCTCTACCCTATCTTACAGTGCAGTTTTATATTTAAATGATAACTATGTTGGTGGAGAAGCTTCTTTTTTAAAAGACTTCGTGCCGTTTTCTGATTTTCCTTTATACGATGATAGCATGGGCGGAATAACATTCAAACCGTCAGCAGGAGATCTTTCTATATTCCCATCAGACTTATGGCATGGAGGAAAAAAAGTTATTGATGGAGATAGATATGCAATAATATTTTGGTCTACTACTGAAAAAGAATATGAGTTTGCTGGATTTGATTCAGATAAAGTTTTAGCAAAAATTAATACAAAGGCAGCAGAGCTTGGGTATAACTAATGGGGGAAAGATGATAAAGTCAATAAGGTGTAAGTTGTTTGGACACAAGATAATAACTGCTGGTTCATGCCCATTTACTGGTAAATCATATAATGCATGTAAAGTTTGTGACAGATTGTTTGA